TTTTGATCAGTGCTAGTTGTCCAGATATCAACTTTTAGTGACAAATCAAAAGGAGTTGGCATTAATCTCTCAACTGTATAATTGTTTCCTTGAGAGTAATTATAATTATCCCCGTCAATTCCTCGCTCTCTAATGTTTATTTTACCTACATACGTAGAATCGCCTAGTCTATCCCTAGCTAGATCAAGGTCGCTAATATAAACTGCAATTCGTGGTGAACTAGCAACAGTGTTTTCGCTATTTTGATTAATAATATTAGCTACTTGTTTGTCTTGGTCACCGTACATAACAGGTACTCTAACCAGTGTACCGTCACTATATTTGACAACAAAATTACTTAGTAATCTAATTACTTGAGTAAGGTATCGTCTTATTTGTCCGTCATAAAAATGCTGCATTAGAAATCTGCCTTAGGTCTAAGTGCCTTGCTCAGGCTTTGTTTTTGTGCTTCTCTGGTATTAAACAATGATACTGTCCATAGTCCTGGAATTGTAATATCACTACCTTCTGGCAATGTAATTCTAATTAAATTAGTATTAACTCCATTTATTTGTGCAGTATATGAAGTAATTATTCCAGGATACTCTGCAATATCAAAATCTAATTTAATAACTGATTGATTAATAACAAGGTACTTAGCGGTACTGTTATCTGCAAATAGTATAGCAGTGTCGATAACACTAAATCCGTTATCAATTTCTAATTGACTAATAGTAACAGTATCGTTAGCAATCATTGCAGTATATGTAAATTCAGTATTGTTAATAAATCCAGTTCTAAATGTTTGTCTATTATCACTATTGTTTAATGTGTGACGAACAGCATCTTCTACTTTAATCCATCGTTTTCCATCGTATCTAAACAATCTGTTTGGCAACATGTCTACACGTAGGAAATAGTCACCCTCAATTGCTGATCCTGGAAATGCAATACCTGAACCAAAGTCAGCACCATTTACAGGAATGCCGTCACCAAGGAGGTAACCACTATATCCTGTCCTCTTAGGTCTTTGAATTACTCGACTTGCGTCTAATGACATAGTGCTAGCATCAGGTGGCGACACACTATCATCTGCTGTTATTAGCGCAGGATTGCCGTTATTATCTAATGCAAGAGTATAAAACTGTTGTGTTTCGTATCCGCTTTTAGGAGCATCTACTGCTGCTTGTTCTAGAATCTTATCATTGATTGCTAAGTTTTTAGCATTGGTACTAAGAATATCTTGCAAGCTATGGCCACCATATGAAACAAAGTAATTAGCATTGGTAGGTAATATCCCTGCTGTTGTTGTTACAGTGGTTGTGTATAATGTTCCTTGATAGCGAACAATTTGTCCGGCCGTATATATAACTGTAGGATCGTAATCTCCTACAAAGTTAGCATCTGTGTTAATTGGCTTAGTCAAAATATCTGCAAACTGCTGACTATCAGAAATTTTCTTAAGTTTTAATCTGTATAAATGTGGATACCATGTCTTGCTAAAACCTTCAGCAGCACGACCTACTTCGTCAATTACAAAATAACGAGGTAATGCAACATCGAAATCATTAAGCGCAAATTCATCTTTTAAATGCGGCAGCTCAATAACATCTCCAGCTAGCGGCTTACGCCCAATGGTGCTAACAAAATCATTAATGTGTACAGTCATAAAAACTGTATCTTGATCTATAAACAGTCCAAACTGACTTAGGTTAAAATCAATATCTTGTACATTGTAAATGCCACGCAATGTATACACAGACATATCATACTTTCTATCACGGTTTTCTAAGAATAGCAAATCTTGTATATTAGTTTCTTTAACTACATCGTACATAGGCTGATCTGCTGTAGATTCGCCTGCTAGTGGATTTTTAGGACCGAGGTATTTGTGCAAATATAGGTCAGTTCCGCCTACCTGAAACATCTCAGATATATTGCGATCCAGGAACTTATAGTCGTTACCTTTTTCGGGTTTGTAAAGTGATAAACGTGGCATAGTACAATATTTAGCGATAAATAACATGGGAGAACTAAATGTCAGATAATCCACAACAAGTAAAACAGCAAGTCTTTGATTACTGCCGCACCATGCTAGGTGACGGTATGATTGACGTTGAGCTTGATCCAATTCACTATGAAACTGCGTTAGATCGTGCATTAACACGATTCCGTCAGCGCAGTCCAAACGCAGTAGAAGAAAGCTACATGTTTTTAGAACTGGAGAAGGATAAAAATGATTACATATTACCTAAAGAAATTATCAACGTACAGTCTTGCTTTCGCAGAACATTGGGATCAAGAACTGGCGGAGGAACTGGTACAAACTTTGAACCTTTCAATCTGGCGTACACTAACACGTATTTGTTAAACAGCACCATGCTAGGCGGCATAGCTACCTACTATATGTTTGCTAGCTATCAAGAAATGATAGGTAAGATGTTCGGTTCGTATATTGAGTTCCAATGGATTCCAACTAGTCGTACATTTAGATGTTTACAACGTCCTTTCAGTGAAGGCGAATCATTACTATTACGCTGCCAGAATTTTAGACCAGATTATACAATCATCGAAGACATATATGCTAAACAATGGATACGTGATTATTCATTGGCTAACTGTAAGATAATGTTAGGTGAAGCACGTGGTAAGTTTGCGTCAGTTGCAGGCCCACAAGGCGGTAGTGCGCTGAACGGTAACGATCTAAAGTCAGCTGGAAAAGAAGAACTTACAGCACTAGACAAAGAATTAGAAACACTAATCAGTGGCGGCACTGGTTATACATTTGTTATTGGTTAATTATGAAAGTACACGAAATTATTTCCGAGTCGGCTGCGTGGAGACGCAAAGAAGGTAAAAGCAAAAAGGGTGGCCTAAATGCCAAAGGTGTTGCCAGTTACCGTCGTGAAAATCCAGGTAGCAAACTACAGACAGCAGTAACTACTAAACCTAGTAAGTTAAAAGCAGGTAGTAAAGATGCCAAACGTCGTAAATCATTCTGTGCTAGAATGGGCGGAGTTGACGGCCCTATGAAAAAACCCAACGGTGAACCTACCCGCAAGGCACTTGCTCTACGTAAATGGAATTGTGAAGAATGAAAGTACACGATATTATATCAGAATCTGCCCAGGCTAAAATTACCAAACACGATAGCCAGTCTAGTCGCGGTATAAGCACATATAGTGATGCTGAAAAAGCCAACAGTGATTACGTAGCATTTAAATTAGGCCAAGCTATGGCCTCTACAGATGGTAAAACTGTGCCAGAAATTGATGCTAAAAGTTGGTACGGTAAAAAGAAAACCGTTCACCCATATACAGAAGTCGAAAACGAAATGTTTAAGAAAGCCGCCAAGGCAGTAGGTGCAAAGTACGACGACGTCAACCACGGTGATATGAAAAGTAAAGAATTGGATAGTACCAATACGACTAGTCCAGTGGCTAAACGTAAATTGAACAAATACGGCATATAAATCTCTTGACCCCGTAATAAAAGTGTTATATACTAGCACTAACTTACGGGGTTTCTTATGATCATAGGTGTATGCGGGTTTATTGGTTCTGGTAAAGATACAGTTGCAGATTATCTTACTAACTTTCACGGATTTAGACGAGAATCATTTGCTAACAGTTTAAAAGACGCAGTAGCCCATGTATTTGGATGGGACCGAACAATGCTAGAAGGCCGCACCAAGCAAGCCCGTGAGTGGCGTGAACAAGTAGATCCGTGGTGGGCAGAACGACTTGGCATCCCAACTCTTACTCCTCGTTGGGTGTTACAATATTGGGGCACAGAAGTGTGCCGTCGAGCATTTCACGATGACATTTGGATTGCTAGTTTAGAAAATAAACTACGTAATAGCAAGGACGACATTGTTATTAGTGACTGCCGTTTCCCTAACGAAATTAAATCAATTAAAGATGCAGGTGGCATCGTTGTTCGTGTAGTTCGAGGCCCTGAGCCCGAATGGTACAATGATGCTGTAGACATGAATGCAGGTGACCGTTGTATAACCTATATGACTGCTAAAGTACGTATGCAAAAATTAGGAATACATGCTAGTGAAACTGCATGGGTCGGAACTAAATTTGATTTAGTTCTAGATAACAATGCTACTATTGATGACTTATTTGCACAAGTTAAAAGTCTGGTTTTAGAGAACCTTGACGCCATTGAAAACCCTCCTTATGGAGAGTCCTCTGGCAGTTTGCACAAACTGTCTTAAGGTTAGCAGGACGGGAGTTATTTAGATTTCCGTCTACATGGAACACATTAAACTGTTCCTTGTACTTACTTTTATATCCACACTTGTCGCATTCTGATTTCATGCGATATCCGTCTTGGTGCCACTTGGGCATGCCTTTACCTATACCGCCGTGTCTAGTACACACTTCGCATTTAGAGCGGTAATACACTCTACCTTCCTTACGATAGTTAATAGCAGCTGGTCTTAGTCCGCATCCGCATAGTGGTCTTGTCATCACATATTTAGCTGCCCTTTTTGACACCTTTTTGGTGGGTTATAACTAGCCATTTTTAGATTTTATCAATAAATACTAGTAGAACAAAAACCTTAGGAGATTCCAAAGATGGCATTAAGTTCACCAGGCGTAGAAGTCA